GTCATCAGCTGGTAAAGGCTCTTGGCGCCCGCGGCAATGGCCAGCAGCTGGTGCCTTTGGAAGTCACGGTAACCGGCACCCGTGTTGTCACCGTCGAACAGCGTCAACTTCTCACCAATCGCGCCTGATAAGATTGTTCCAGGCTGGGCGTTGATCTCCGGCACGTCTGCACCTTCGTCCATGGGCTCACCGGTGATCGGGTCGAACTGCCAATCCGCCTCACCGCTGTACTCCTTCTGAAGAAAGCCGGTGAAGGGCGCTCTGGACTCCTTCCGCTTGAGCTCGCTGTCTTCGTAACTGTCGTAGGTATGAGCGCGCAGCAAGGCCGGGACGATATCCGGCTCACCGCGCACTTGGCCCGGCCGCAACGGCAGGAAGTGGTGCAAAATATGGCTGGATGGGATCCGGATCAGCGTGTTGGCGTCAAAGCTGCTACTGTCGTGCGGGTGCTCTTTGTGTACCCAGATGGCCACCAGTCGGCCTTTGGGGCTGTATTCCTTTGATGCAATGATACGGTTGCCGTTGGCGCGGGTGCGGTTGTGATCAAGCGGCACCATATCCGGCTCCAGTACCTGTAGCGCCATCGGGATCTGCTGGCTGCCTGCACTCAGGTAGCGCACACGAATGAACACTTCACCGGCGACACGTCGAGATCGTACCGCTTGCGCCAGCAGCCCGTAGTAGTCGAGCGATCGATCCATAGCGGCATAACCGGTCCAGGTATCCCAGAGCTTGTCCATTTTCATGTTGAACTCGACGTTGCTGCTGTCGAACATCGGGACGATGCCGGTGCCGACCTCGTTGGATACGTTGCGGTCGATGGCTCGCTGAATCCACGGGTTGTTCCGATACGCTTGCCGGCTGCGGTTGCGCAGCGTATTGAGAGCGGCATTCAGGATCCTGTTTGGCCCGGTCGCTGGTGCATTCCAGCCAGATGCGCGCCGGCCATGAGTGGCACCTTCGTATGCCTGGGATCGGGTCAGAATGGGCAGGCCGTTTTTGATGCGGATGCGCAACTTGCTCACAAGACCCCCTTATTCACGTTCATGCGAAAGGCCCGGCGCGGCCGGGTGCCGGTGTCGGCCTGAAGCGTCTTGGCGATCAGCTGTTCAGCCTTCATCAGTTCATTCAGTGAGCGGTAGGTCACGGACTTACCATCGGCGAATCTCACGGATTTTTCACCGGTGGCGATTGCCTCCCGGATGCTGTCGAGGTCGTCCTGAGTGAAGGCCATAGGGCTGCCACCATGCGTGTTTGAGTCGTATGTGATTAACATCCAGTATAGCTTTATACTGTACAGATTCACAGTTATCGGGACGGAAGGCATGGCTCTGAATGCAAAGATGCGCCAGCGTATCGATGGCCTTATTGGCATTTATCTGAACGCACTTGAAGCACACAAATCAGGCTGGAATGACCGCAATGCGTTCGCGGCGTTTGAAGAGTACCAGGGTGATCTGCCAAGCACGGCCACGAGGTGGAGAGCTTCCGACTTTGTGCTGAATCAGGCGAATCAGCTGCGCGGCCAGCATGCCAAGCTGCCACTGGCGGTGTTTCTGCTCGGGCGCGTGAAGGCCTGCACCTGCGGCGGGTCAGATGCCGGTTGCAGTAGCTGCTCAGGGCTTGGTATTTCCTTCTCGGGTGGTGTACTGAAAGAACAGTCGTCACTGGCCCTGATCGGCAGGATCTATTACTCCGGCGCCACTGCCAGAAAGGTTGCTGAAAAGATCGGAATGTCTGAAAGTGGTTTTGCTCGGCGGCTCACGAAAGCCCGTGAAGAGGCTGCGGCAGAATTGGAAAAGATCGACCTGTTGACCAGGCTGCTGGCGGCAGAGCGTCAGCCGTCCATGGTCATGTCTTGATCGTCCGGCTCGGCGTTGATTATGGCCTCATAGAGCTGCTGGCGTATCACATCAATCGAGTCACAGACCCTCATAACTGCATCGGCATTGAGGCCGCAATCGCGCTCCAACATGTCGGGGATCACATCCAGCCCGTTGGCCACTGCCTTGGCCAGCACGGCCATTTCACGGTGGGCCTCGTCCGCTGGTATCAATTGCCGGAGCTCTTTCTCCAGCTTCACCCGCTCAGTTTCCGACTGGAACCACGCCTTGCGATCTGTCGGCAGCATTTGGTCTGGGTCTTGCGTGTCGCCGGTTGTCAGGTCACTAAAGACGGCTCTGGCCACGTCCTTGAGCGCATAGATATTGGCATTGTTCCGGACGCCTGCCGGCACAACTCCGGCCGCTTGAATGCGCTTCCGGATGGTATCCCGGTGCAGCCCCAGCGCATCTGAGAGCTTGGTCAAGTTCCAGCAGTAGGCCTCTTGGATGCTACTGATCTCTGCCATGTTTTATCCCTTCTGAATCAACAGCTTCAACACCCCTGTTTCCAGCAACCACGGGGCCTAGAGCCAGGTGCTGCTGACGACCCTGAAAACCCGAAAATTTCTCGAAAACCACGAGCTTGCTCTGACCCGCGGTAATTTTGAAAACGCCAGGGGCCCCCTGTTTTCCCTGCTGGGGCCGCCGTGGCTAAGCTGTGGGCTTGATTCAGGAACATACTTGAACACATTTACCTCTATGCTACTCGTGCTGCTGTTGCTTTCCTGCGTGGCCTTATGTGCTTTTGGGTTTAGATTCCTAATCAGAAATCCCATCGAAAGGTGATTTTAAATGGGACCAAATACCCGGTCTCTAAAAAGAAAAGGGGGCTGGTCATTAAAATACTCAGGTTGTGCCGCCTTCGTAACCAAGAAGCATGTCGTACCCTTCTGCGTTAACCCGAGTTTGGATCGACTGAAGGACCTCCCACATGAACGCTTCCAGGTGGGGCTGCAATCCGGCTCCGTCGATCTGAATAGCCGCGTCACCGCGATCAAAGGCCTCTGTTCTGGCTCTGATCGCATCGGCTTGGGCATCCATTAGCTCGGCTTGTGCCTCTGTGAGCTGGCGTTGCATAGCCAGAGCCTCATCTCGACGGCGCGATTCGTCTTCAACGATCTCCATCATTTCGCGGTAACCACTTGATGAGGTGGAAGAGAAGCCGCCCAGAAGTCCTGCAAGATCTGTTAGTGTCTCGCCAGTACTTGTGATGGTGTTGTTGATTCCTTCGATGATCGAGATGGCTTGCTGGCTTTGCAGGCGCAGCTCTTCCAGCTCCATGTTGAATTTCAGTTCGATAATTTTCAGGCGCTCATCAGATCGAATCTGCTCGAGCGCTTCTTGGTGGTCATATACAAGCTGGGTCTGGCGGAATAGCTCATCTGACGCTTGCTTTCTAAGTGCGGCTTCTTTCTCCAGTGCCTTGTTTTCTTCTTCTTTTGCGTCCTTCGTATCTTCCAATACCTTGAGCAGCCCTTTGCGCTCAGCCTCTTCTGCTGCGGCCGCATAGGTCTGGCGCTCCGATTCGGTTAGGCTATCCTTCTGGGCCTGTGTGAACTCACCCCAAGCTTCCGCCATTACCTTAACGGCTTCAGTGCGCTGTTTATCTCGCTCAGCACCATCACGGTTGATTTCATCCAGAAGCTTCTGAGCTTCGCCTGCCTCTTCCAGAATCTGTATCTGTTCTTCGTATGATTTATTGGAGAACCGAACACCCTCTGCCAAGCGCTCATCAATGCCGGCTGCGTATTCTTTCGCCTCGTAAAGCTTACGGACGGCTTCTGGTGCAGAGTCAAGGTACTCCTGGTTACCTTTCATTGCCTCCGTGAAGGCATTTGTCCATTGTTCAAGCTGCTTCTGCTCACGTGCCGCACGCTCACTGGCTGTTTCCAGCCCAAGCAATCCATCGACAAAGTCCCTCAGTGGCTGGGTATCATTGGCCAAGTACAAAAGGCCACCCATAACCGCCACCAAGCCAGTGACCGGGTTAGCCAGTAGTGGAACAAGCTTCCCTACCGAAACCGCAACCCCGCCTATGCCGCGTGCACCACCAAACAGGATCATGGCATCTGCCGCTGTACTGGCTGCCGGTAGTAAAAAGTCCAATGCAGTTGCCAAGCCGCCTATGGTGCCTGCAAATTTGATCAGCGACTGGTCACCTTCGGTGAAGTAGTTGGCAAGCTTGCCCAGCATGGTGAGGAGCGGCTGAAGTGAGTCGACATACTCGGCGCTGTAATTGGTCATTGCCGTAACGCCATTTACCAGCGCCTGTAAGGCAATACGCAGATCCTCAGCCTTGGTCAGATCCAGCCCGCCGAATATCTGACCAATCTCAGTCCCCAGTGTATCGAGTGCGGACAGCAGGCCATCGAAGTTCAAATCCTTCAGTGCTTCAGGGAGCGCCTCGGCAATACCCGTCAACAACTCGGTCAGCTCGCCACCATTGGCATCGATCGCCGCATAGATCTCCCTGAATGCGCCTTCCTTGATGCTGAAGCTGACGCTGTTGAAGATCTGGCCAATGCCATCAACTACATCGGCGTAGGTGTCCAGAATCGGCAAGCCAGCTTCCGTGAATGCCGCCCCGATGCGATTCATCAGCGTCTGGTTGACGTTCTCGAACTCTTTGGCGAACTTCTCGCTGGCAGTCAGGGCAACACCGCTACGGTCTGCCATCGCTTCCAGCGCTTCGTTGTACTTGCCGGCAGAGTCATTGGCCAGGACCAGTGCGGCCTGTACTGCCTCAGTGGACCCGAACAGTTTCACCATTTCCTGAGCACTGCCACCGGTGGCGTCCAGCAGCTGGCGCATAACGCCATCAAGACCGTCAGTCTCAAGTGACACGCCGCCCAAGGCTGCAGAGAGTTCATCGGATGGCTTCAGCAGTTCGGTCAGAAGGGCCTTAAGCTTGGTGACCGATTCGCTTGTTGAAGTGCCGCCGGCTGTCAGCGCGGCAATGGCCGCATTTACGTCAGCAAAGGGCACCTTAGCCGCGCTGGCAACTGAAGTGACGCCGGCCAGTGAATTTGCCAGCTCGGGCAGGCTGGTCGCGCCCTTCTGAACAGTCGTGAAAAGCACATCGCTGTAATCGCTGGCCTCATCAACTGACGCACCATAGGCGTTCATGGCACCAGCCAGCAGGGTGGTGACCGCCTGCAGATCCTCACGCCCCGCGGTCGCCAGTACCTCAGCCTGCGATACGGCTGCAATCGCATTTTCCCAGTCGGTACCAGTCGAGATCGCTTGATACACCGCGCCGTTAATCTCATCGATGCTGGACGTGCTGTTCTTGGAATACTCCAGAATCTGGTCCTGCAACAGGCCAACCTGATCAGCCGTACCGTTGAACAGCGTGCCGATCTCAACCACACTTTCACGGAACTGGCCGGCTTGATTGACGGCCACACCGGCCATGGCCACACCCATGCCAAGCAGGGCACCTTCAGCCTGAACCAGGCTCTTGCTCCAGTCGGCTATCGGACCGGTAACGCTTCCGACACTGTTGGTCAGGCCTTCGATTTGCTTGCCCACGTTGCCGACTGTTCGGCCCAAGCCAGCATCGGAGCCGGTGAACAGGATCTCAATTGTCTTTTGCAAACTAGCCATGGAGACCTCCGATCGGCAGGGTGTTGTTGCGGAGTGATAGTTTTGTCATCAGTTCAGTTTCAAAGCGCTTGGGGATCAGCCCGAGTTCGGCCGACACCTTGATCAATGGCACAACCATCTGTGATGGCAGTGTGTTGAGTGAGTCGATGAAGAGCTGAAACTGTTTTGCGCGTCCTTGCAGTAGCGCCACACCAAACTTCTGCCAGGCCTCAACGAAGTCATCCGGTAGCTGGCCTTTCATGCTTGGGTCAGCTTGGGACAGCTCACTCTTCAGGAAAATCTTTGCGGTGAGCCACTGGACAGTCATGTGATGCGCGACCTGATAGGTCTGGGCGGAGGCTTTCTTTTCGAGATCGGTGAGAGGTGTGTCCAGATCGGTAAGGGGTGTGGTATCGCTCATGGTCACCTCAGTGTGTTTCGGTGTGGGTGTTTTGGCGTTGCAGTCGGGCAATCGCTTTCTCGTACAACTCTGCGCTGATCAGGTTGCTCTCGGTCATCTCGAAGAAGAAGTCGGAGAGGTGCTCCTCGGGGCAGAGATCGCATGCCAGGTAAAAGAATTGCTCCGGATCGATCATGCCTCCGGTGTGGTTATCCAGAGCCAACCGGTATGCCCCCAGCGCCAGCACGAACTCTCGTGGAAGTTCACCATCGATGTAACTGACCACTTCGTCCAGCTGCTGGTCCATCGCGTCCAAATCCAAGTCCTTGATCTTATCCATGCTTCAGCTCCTGTAGTGTCCGGATGCTTGATTCAAAGCGGGCAATCATGATCATGGCGGCTTTGGCGAACGGGTCTCCTTGCTCAGCCTGGGCGCGAAGTTCCCGGGCATAGCGCCGTTGATCTTCCTGTGACGGGATCACGGCTTTGCCGCGGAGTCTGGCTCTATCGGGCATTGGAATACCTCGAAACTGGTTATTTAAACAGGCTGTTCAAGTATACAGTAACTGATCGATAAATGTACGATTTTGGCTCAGTCAGGTCTGCTTTGGGCATGCTCGGCTATGTCGCCAAACCTGAAGCATGCGCCGTTCCAGGTGGCCATGACCTTGCCGGTCGGCCCGTGGCGGTTTTTGCAGATGCCCAGCTCGGCAATGCCCTTGTCGGTGGTGTCCGGGTTGTATACCTCGTCGCGGTACAGGGTCATGATCATGTCGGCCTCTTTCTCGATGATCGAGGCGTCGGCAATGTCGCCCATGCCGGGCCGCTTGTTGTCGCGCTTCTCGCAGTCCCGGTTCACCTGGGCCAGTGCTATCACCGGAATGCCCAGCTCCTTGGCCAGTGTCTTGAGGCCGGTGGTTACGTCGGCAACCTGCAAGTGTTTCGGCTGCCTCGGATCGACCGGGTAGATGCGCTGGATGTAATCGACGAACAGCGCCTTGATGCCATGGTTGTAAAACCACTTACGGGCCTGCCGGCGGATCCCATCGATGGTGATTGCAGGGTCATCATTGATCCAGAATTGCCGGACAGCGAGTGTCTGGGCGCTGGCAGACAGGCTTGACCAGTCCTCACCCTGAAGGCGTCCGCGTCGAATCTTGCTGGCTGATACCTTCCCGTTGATGCTTAGCATGCGAACGCCCATCTGCTCGTGCGATTGCTCGGAGGAGATTATTCCGAACGGCACATCCGCGTTCAGCGCCAAGTTGAGCAAAAGGGCCGTCTTTCCCTGGGCCGGTCTTGCCGGGATCACCACCAGGTCGGTGTCATGCCAACCGCCGGTTATCTTGTCCAAGTCCGGCAGGCCGGTGGGCAGGCCGACAAGCTCACCACTCTGACCACGCTCGAACGCTTCCTCGGTGTAATCAATCGCGCTCTGGATCACCGCCTTGGCGCTGTGGTCGTGGCTGGCCTCCACGGTGTCCAGCTCCATCAGGTCACGAATTGCGGCGTCTACTGCGGCCCGCCCTTTGCGGCTCTCGGTCATCAGCCGGTAGGCAATGCGCTCTGCTGAGCGGCGGGTGTGGGCGTCCCGAAGAATCGAAACGTAGGTGTCCACGGCTTCAGGGCGTGCCAAGTTATTGCGGTTGAGCTCGGCCAGTGTCGCCAGCCAGTTCACATTCGGATCGGTGCCATTCAGGTAGTCGCTGACGGAGATGTAATCCGCCACTTGCTGTTGGTCGGCTATGGCCTTGATCGCGCCGTAAGCTTTGCGCCAGACGGTACCTGAGAACCATGCCTGATTGACCGGATTGGCGCGATATACCCCGTTGTCGTTCAGCATCAGGTGGATCAGTGATGCCTCAGCCTCACCTGCTCGGCGGGCTTCACGCGCCAGCTGCTCCTCGGTGTCATCGTGGATGGCCGGCTGCTCAAGGTATTCCAGCATCGGTTCCATGGTCAGTCGTCCAGGTCATCGGGATTGAGCAACGGCAGGTCAGCACCGGGGACGCGGACGGCGCTCAGGTGTGTACCGGTCAGAGGGCGCTGCTGCTGAACAGGCGCCAGCACATTCTCCCAGTCCTTTGCGTTGAGCCAGGTGGCTGGGTGCTTCCACTCGGGAACGAATTCACCGGCGGCCTTGAGCTGACTTCGGTGGCTGATCTGCGCATGGAGCGCTTTGATCATCCGTGTGGTCAGCAGGTCATCAGGGTTGAGCTTGGCAAACGCCTTTTCAGCATGGCCAATGGATTTCTTGTTTGGGTACTCCTGCCAGAACCGATCAAATCGCTGACGCTGATCCGCGTTCAGCTCCCCCCGGTTTCGGGGGGTAGGGGGGTTATTACTTTCCTTTCCATTAGACTCCTTTCCCTTCCGGGGGTGAACGCCCTCTGAACGTTCGTCATCATCTCGGCGAGCATTCGGCGAATCCTGTTCATCATTCGGTGAACCGGAAGCGCCTTTTCGGCGAACTTTCGCCGGAACTTTGCCGTCAGGAAGAGGGTGTTTGTAGGTCGGCTGATCAACCTTCTGGTGCTTGGTGAAGCCGGTGGCACGCCAGTACAGCGCCCCCTCGACCTCGTACTCTTCGACCAGTCGGTTCTCGATTAGTTCTTCCACCATTGCGGCCACGTCTGCCTTGTTGAAGGTGCCACACGGAAACACCTCCATCTGTAGTCGGCGAACATTCGCCGGGTGAATACCTGAGTCATCGCAGAAGTTCAGCATGCCAATGAACAGCAGGCGAGTGTTCGGCGAACATTCGACTACCTGCTCAGAGGTCCAGAACTCCGGCTTGATTGTGCGTATACGCGCCATTGCTGAACCTCACTCATCTCTGTTGTCAAAGTTGATGATCCGCGTACTGACTTCTTTGCAGCACACCAGAAACATGCCCTCCCAAGCCATCCAGCGAGCTTTATCCAGCGCTTCCTGCTCACTGCTGGCAGGCACACGCACTCGGTGCGTGATCAGCTCCTGGACCTCAACGAAAAAGCCTGCAGGCAGGCCTGCTGTTTCAGTAGCCATATTCTTCACCTGCCTGATAACTGAAGAGGACTTGTAAGTCGGCTTCCCAGATGATGACTGCGGCCGCAAACCCAGCCGGATCCGAGTCGCGCAAGGCATACGCTGCTTTCAGACGGTCCACCAGCGTCTGCTCCGGGCTTTGATCGTTGGGCTGTACTGGTAGCGCCAGCAGTCGCTCCTTGAGGGACTTGGTAGCCGCAAACATACCGCAGCCCTCAATGAGTTCTGTGGAGTGGCCTTGCTGGCGCATGCGGTTGATCTCGCGCCGAACAAAGGCCAAATTGCTCAACAGTTGGTGTCGACGGTCTTGATTGGTGTGATCTGCGAGGTTGAGAATTTGTGCGGTCATGGCTGCACCCCCTTGTTTGCAGCGCCGGGGGCTGGCTTGCGCGAAACGTCATGGTGGCCATAGTGCGCCAGCAGGTTGTCGATCCAGAGGACGCGACTGACAACACACTCGACAATATCGGTCTTGCGCAATAGGTCGATGCGTTTGAGCTCGGTGACCATCTGCCACTCAGTGCTGGTGTCATCGGGGCGATCGGGCAGCGCCAGCAGCTTTTCCATCAGCGAGTGTGCTTGGAATGGAAGACCGGTCTGCCTAAGCCCTTCTTTGGAAAGACCGGGGCCGATTCGACGGATCTCGGATTCAATAAAAGCCAAGGTTTCGAGAGTGCGGCCGGGAGCGATCCGCTCACGAAATAGCCCCAGGTCGTAGATTTCTGCGCTCATAACTCCATCTCCCGCTTCACGGCTTCAAGCTCCTCGCCAGTATCTTCAGCCAGCTCCAGGAGGGCGCTGCCGACAAATTTCAACGCCCCGAGCAGCCCGCCAATCGTCCGGTTGTTCAAATGGCTGCCTTCAACGGTTGTCTCGTCGATAAGGTGCTGTGTCATGATCACTTCGACGGCCTGAGTGAATTCGCCGGCCCTGATCAGCAGATCGACACGATCTTCGTGCTTGCTGATATCAAGAGGGGTCAGGGGCTTTTTCAGCATTGAAGTCATGCGGCAGCCCTCCGTTCCAGATCAGCAATCATCTTGCGTGCGGCATCGATGCTATCCAGCTGATCGGCGACCAAGGCAATGCACTGTTGAGCGGTCAGGCTCTCGCGCATATAGCTGGCAAGGTGGCTTTCGTTCTCCAGCAGCCACATCTGTGTCCGCAGAGCACTCAGGTCGGTGTTTTGGCTTTGCATCTGGGCAGTGTCTACCGCAAGCAACGCCTCAAGGTGGCGACTGGCCAGAGTGCAGAGCGTGGCCTGCCAGCGTTCAAGGGAAAGATGGTCCTCGGCTTCAAGCGCCAGCCCGGCAATCACGTCTGTA